CGAATGCAGGTCTCGTCAACCTTGTCCTCGTCGTCAACCTCACGACCATCGCCGAAGAGAATCGCGCGGGCGATCTCCTCGTCCAGCATGAGCCGCATCTCGCCCTTGAGGAAGGCGACGACGTCGAGGTCCGTGATGTCGATGATGTCATCGCGGTCGAGCTTCTGCTTCTTGTAGATCGTGGTGGGCGTGGTGGTCCGCTTGTCGAGCTTGAACCACTCGTCCTTCTTCAGGTTGCCCTTGACGTAACCCTTGGCGCGAGCAGCGTCGAGCGTGATGTCCGCCGAGACCGACTTGATCCGCGAGAACGGCGACTTACGAACGCCCTGAATAACGACGTTGACCCACTCCTGCCGGCGAGAAATGAGCTCCGGCGTGTTGGTGATGGTCTTGGCGTCCGGGAACAGGTAGTCGATGTTCTCGATACCATACTCGACGGCGTGAGCGATGAACGCAGACTTAAGCGTCTGCCCCGGCTTCTTCGCCTCCTCGACGATAGCCTTGAGGTCATCGTGAGACAGCGTGTTCTTGTCGCCGCTCTTCGTGCCATCCTGCTCGAAGACGTTGCGAGTCATGTTGTTGCCTTCCTGGTCCTGGTGTGCAAGGGCGGATTCGTCATCATCAGAGTGCTCAACACCGGCCTCTTCGAGAGCGGTGCCAATCATGAAATAAACTACGTTCTTCTCAACCTCGGTCATGGCGTCGAAGACATCCTTGACCGTTGCGTCGTCAGCGTGCTCGATGCTCTCGGAGTCATCGTCCGAGTGCTTCGCACCGGCCTGCTCGAGAGCCTGGCCGATCATGAAATAAACGACATTCTTCTGCTTCTCGCTGAGCGTGTCGAAGACGTCGGCGACGGTTTCGTCGTCGTCATCGGCATGCGTCACGTTGTCGTCATCGTCAATCTTGTTGTCCGTGTCGGCGTGCGTCACGTCGTCATCCACCTCAAGCTCGGAGTCAGTGTAAATAACCGCCTCGTCATCCAGAATTTCCGTGTCACCATCAGAGTGCGCAATAGCAACGTTCTCGATAACTGCGCCAGGGTTTGCTCCCGACAGAACCAGGCTAACTTCACGAATAACACCGTGAAACACCTGCTTGCTCTTCTCAACCAGCTTGTTCGCGAAAATGGATAGATGGTTGATGTCCTTGTGAACGACCAGTGCCTTGGCGTTCACTCCACCCGGGGTCTCGTTGAAGAAACCATAGGTGTAGACGCCCTCGCCCTCTCGATGCTCGAGAATCGCGTGGCCGAGAATATTGGTCGGCTCGCCATGGGCGTGCTGCCAAACGAGAGGAACTCGCTGACCATCCATGTGCTTGAAGGCCTCGGGCATGATGGTTCGACCATCACTGCACCGGAGACCAGCCTTAGTCGCCCAACCACTGAAATCGGCGTTCTGCTTTTCGGTTTCACTAAGCGTGGTAGATCCCATTTTGACTGTCTCCTTCCTAATTGATCGCTGGTGTTGGTGTCGCTCTGGTCGAAGTCACCTTGATAGGTTCAGGAGCTACTGTTTCTTGTCCAAGCTCCGACTGTGGCATGTTGCTGTTCCGGAGCTGATCGGCCTTTGGATCATCAGATGGCCTGATACCGATGAACTGACGAAGTTCATTGGAGGAAAGAATCTCGTTCCGGGTGAACTTGTCCCCGATCTCGGCCAGCTCCGCAACGGGTACCAGCTTGAATGGATCGCGGAAGTACTCAATAGACTGACCCTGAGTACGAGCCGTCTTGGTTAGGAAGGACCGCTTCATACCTTCGACAATTGAAGTCAAGATAGGCCCAATAGTCCTATTGTGATAGTTGATCATAGTCTTCTCGTCAGCTGTTCCATCCATGACTTGCTCGGTGAGACCAAGTTCGGAATACAGCATTCCTCGAAGATACTGAACCTGAGCAAGCAAGTTGTTCTCAGATGGACGGTTCAGCTGTGTGATCTTCTCGGTACCGTCTGTGTAAGCGATACCATACTTGCTGTCCTTCAACTGAAACTCGATGTCGCGCCGGCGTTGCTCAGCCTGCTGCTTTCTTCCTTCCGACTTGATCATGTAAGGAAGCTGAATGATAAGATCGAGTTTTCCAGACCCAGACTGTTCGTCTACGGCGTCCAGCAAGTTAAGTTTTCTAATAAGTCGCTGCAAAGTGGAGTTCGGTTCGTTCATGATTGAATACAGAGGATTCTCTGAAATCGCGACGAACTTCTTATCCAGAATAATTTCTTCTCGACGTCCGACCTTTTCATTGTACAGAGAAATCTTAACGTGGGCTGGATACCACTGTACAATCTCGCCGACTCGCAGAGTTCGAATGTCGTAACCCGTTGAATCCTTAGGATTTAGCGTGGTATCGACCGGAACCGTTACTGCAACACCACGATCAAACATGGTCATCGCAATATCTTGACGAAGTGCCGTAGCTCCTTGATCGATGTTGGCTTCGACCGTCAAGCAGTCATTCAATCCGCTACGAACGTCTCCAATATAACGACCGTCTTCATCCAAACGAACGTGCCTGATCGGAACTGCTGCGACATCGATAGCGAGACGAGTGTAGATTGCAGATATGATTGAGCGTTCGTTGTTGATCGCAAGACGAACGCGATCTGGACGACCACCATAAGTGGCCCCATAGTCTGGGCTACGGACACGTTCCTGATCAAGGTTCAGAAATGCGTTCCAGGCGTGCATCAAACGGTCAGTCATCTTGCCCAATACTCTTCACCTCCTCTCAGCATTCGATGATTAGTGATTACGACTTGTCGTACTGATCCGTATCCTGCTTCTGCTCGATACGCCGAGAATGGAGCGACGTAGCAGCGATAGCCATAAAACCACCTGGCAAGAAAGCTGCAATAACCTTTTCGCCACGAGTCAGACGAGCAGCGAGAACTCGATCAGGGTTCTTAAGTGCCTCGATCTTCTTCTCCTGCGCAAGAACCTTTGCTGCCGCTCGATTTCCTCGATGCGTCCGCTTAGCAACTTCCTTTGCGTCTTTATACGCCTTATCGGTTTTCTTGACGCTCTGTCGAGCTCGACGAATATCGTAAGCATTGCCCTGCTTACGCTGACCCCACTTCATACCCACAACACCGTAGTGCTCTAGGAACTCGTCAAGATCTAGCCCAAGCTCTAACGCTTCTGCTCGCATGGCATCAAGATTGCTGGGTGCCGTCATCTAAATCTCCTCTTAGAGTTCCTAGATTAATTACGGAAATTTTGCTTCCGATAGCTTCCAATACGATTCTCATTGAGCTCGAACTGGGCACCCTCAGACCGTTGACGAGCGAAGATTTCCGTTGTCCGAATGTCAAAAGCGCCACCCCGCTCGAGATGATGAGCAAACTCTCTACCCGTAACAACCGTCTTAGCAAAATCGCCAGGGGTGATCGTTTCAATAAGAACTCTATCGCCATGCTTCTTTGCCTGTTGATAAATAGTGCTAGCCTTATTGCTATTGAACTTCTGCTCGGCTTCTCTATTCATCTGCCGGTTTTGCTTGCGAGTAACACGCGGCTGGGAATTGTCACGCGCCTTTCGATGACCCCATCGCATTCCTGGAATACCAAAATGCTCGAAAAAATCTTCGACTTCCTGATCAGTTACCGTATCAGACATCAAAAGCTCCTTATCGACCGCCGAAGTTGGCAGCGTTGCGAAGTAAATTGTTAACTTCTTGCCGAAGCCGGCGGTTGTTCACAGCTTGCCGGACCGCATTAGCAGCCTTTTGATCCATGCCGGTGTTTCGAGCATACGCAGCGCCAGCGGCGACCGCAGCGATTGCTGCAGAACCGGCAAACGGACCATTGATTGCTCGGTTGACCGCATTACCAGTCTTTCGAACAGTCGCCCGAGTGTCCTTGCGTCGACGCTCACCACGAGCCTTCTCGGCATGTCGACCCAGATCCTGACGATTCATGTGGTGATCGAAAGCTGCCTTGTATGTTGGGTCCTTCTTGGCCTTCGCTTCGACCTGAGCCTTGATCAGCTTTCGTCGAGTTCCAGCCCCTTCGCCATAGAACATCTTGGCTCGAGCGGTTTCGGCAGCATCCTTGCGAGCTTCTCGATTGGTTCGACTTGAAGCACCTTCATAGTTGTTCTTACGAACGCCCCACTTCATACCTGGGACGCCGTAATGAATAAGCAAGTCCTCATCAAGAGGCGGTTTGGTGTCGTGAATCATGGCTCCTCCAGCCTCTCGTTAAGGTTGTTCCTCAAATTCAATCGCTTCCATCACACGCTGCATGTGATCAATCGGCATGTCGAGTGCGAGCGGATCTTTCCGATTGTTAACCCAAGCACTCCCGATTGTCACCACCGCTGCCAAAAGAGCTAGCTGCCCAAGACTTGTGCCTCCGGACTCTTTCATTGTCTTAGTGGCAACAGCAGTTCCAGATGTTACCGTTTCAGTAACGGCAGCCTTGGAATACTTCTTTGCTCTAGGTCCAAATATGCGCTTACGTTCAGCTTCATCTGGTCGAGGATGACGAACACCCCAGTGCATGCCTCGCTTGCCCCAGTGAAATATAGCCTCATCTAAAGGAGGCTTTTGATCATGAATCATTCAAACGCCTCCTTGTTGGCTTTGTAAGCAACATAAGCATCCATCAGCGCTGAGACGTTGTCGATCTTCTCATCTTGCCGACGCTTGAGCAGCTTGCGGTTGCCGTTGGTGTCCTCGATGGTGATGGCATTACCCATGGTGAACGTCATCAGTTCTTCATCGAATATAAGCAGACGCTCTTCGGCCAGCTTCTTCAGCTCACCAAGCGGAATCGATTCGGTCTTGGCGCCCTGAATAACCTTCTCGATGCCATAAGGACTGTTCTCTCGCTCCCAGCGCTCGACGAACTCTTTGGCACCGTAAGGGTCGAAACCCATGCAACGGACGTCATACTTGCAGTCTTCGATATGCTTGTCGAGATCATCATAGACTTCCATCATGTCGAGGACAGTGCCCTCTAGAACGTGGAGGCTGCCTTCATTGATGAACTCGTTGTACTTCTGCCGCATGGCGCCAGGCAACTTCGCCAAAGTTAGAGAAGTGATGTAGCTGCGGGTCTTGATCCCAAATCGTTCACGAGAAAGCGGGAACAAAAATGTGAACGCACAGAAGTCGTCACCTTGAGAAAGGTCCACACCTAGCGAGCACGGAAGCTCCCAGAATTTCCTCGGGCGATGCGGGAGCGTGTCCTCGTACGTGAAGAAATAGGTGTAACCTTCCATGGGGATTCCGAAACGCTTTGCGAGGATGTCGTTACGAGATGCAGGTGCCTTTTCGGCTCGTTCGACATCGAGCTGGTACGTTTCGTACGAGATAGTCTTGCCCAGATTTGGCTGAGCCTTGGGCCACATAGCTGGGTCAGAGACTTCTTCAAGCTCATCAAGCTTGTAGTGCCAGATAGAAACGTGAGGTGCGAAGTAATCGCCCTTAAGAATATCAGCAAGTTCCAGTTTAATGGTGTCGCCCGAGCCATTACGAACTGTCCCCTCTGAAGAAATAGC